TAAAAACCAACGTTTATTATTTTGCTGTATATTATACACTAGACCGGTTCTCCTTGATGACTCACCAGAATGCAGCTCTCCTAATCTATAATGACGCATCAGTCGCTCTACTAGAGTAGTTTTTGCTTGTCCGGAATCACCAATAATTAGTAATTCACCCCAACCACGTTTTACATATTGGCCTTGAAAATAGAAATTTAGTACTGTATGATATATAAGGTCTACAGCAAATGCTACATCACGTCGTTCCCAAATAAAAGTTACATTGTGTTCTAAGTCCTTGTGTATTTCGTTAAATTTATCTAATATAGTTTGATTAAGCTTAACTTGAAATAACTTCAAATAATTGATTATTTCTTCATTTAATTCAAATTCGCTTATTAAATCTTTTTCTGGATATGCTTTATCAAAGATATATGTGGCATACTGCGTTTGTGGGTCGGGATACATATAACCTACCATGGTATATCTTTTATTAGTTTGTAGGTTATTTCCAATATAATATCCGGTTCTTACCACATACTCATGTTTAGTAAAACCAAAATTTGCCTCTGCTTTTGGTATTAATCTTAATTCTTCTATATTCATATATTCTGGTATTGTTATTTGGCACTTGTCGCAGCGTGGATTAATTCCTAGCATATCAAAAATTACTGCGCGTTGTTGTTTATCCGTGCACTTAATAAGTTTCATAATTTCTTTATCTACAGCAGACAATGTACGTTGCATTTCCCCTGCATGTAGAGCTAGAGCACAATTAGCGCATTTCCTAGTCTCTGAATCAGCTGCATCACCACAATATGCTTTAATTACTTTAGGGCAAAGATAAGGAGTATTATCTTTACCACTAACCATAACCGGTACTCTTATACGCTTGCCTTGTAGATTAGCTGCTGAACTCTCTGATAGGTGCACTTCGGTAGCGTCACTCTCATCAGCAACTCTAGGTTCTATTTGTGAAGCATCTATATAGAGAGACGCATTGTCAAGAAGAGCTTGAAAATCTTCAGCGGTCTGTCCACAAGTAGTGAAAAAATCTGTAATATCACCCTTTACAGGGAAATTTTCTGGCCAGTGTACTGTATAGACATCTACTACTCTATACAATTTCTCACATAAGCGTTGAGTTGCGTTTCTTCCAGCTTCATCGTTATCTTGTACAATATAAACGCGCTTCTTATTCCTAAAGAGTCTAGTCCACTCTGGCTTCCAAGTACCAGCTCCGCTAGTAGGACATGCGGCGGGGAAGCCATATTGTTCTGCAATAATGCAGTCCATTTCGCCTTCGCACCATATTATATAGTCTATTGTTTCATCTATAACTCGTTCTATATTAAAGATACGAACTTCACCATAAGAATTGCCATATTCATCTACATAGTTAAGTACCTTATATTGGTCTTCATCTGAATTCCACTTATATCGTCTAAAATTAACGAGTGTATTATATTCATCATATACAGGAATTGTAATACGCTCACCATCCCACCCTAATTTAAAACGTTTAAGAGTCTCATCAGTTAAGCCTCTTCGTTTACGTAATACTNCTCTGATAGGCCCAGTNAGCTTCATTAATTCTCTATGATAATATTCTGCTANNCCGGGGTCTATTTCAGGTCTAGCAGGTTTTGAACCATCAGGTCTAGGAATACCTAAACTATCTCCTAATTTAAACCAAGCTTCTTCANTTGATAATCCTTCTAATAATTTAAGCATTGTNTGAACGTTACCTTTAGAATGGCATGTATTGCAATAGTATACCCCTTTTGCTAAATTAACAGTAAGAGATGGGTTATTATCTGTACCACCTTCATGCAAATATTTAAAAGGACATTCAGCCTTACATTCTACTCCTCTACGTTGAACATTATTTAGAATGCTCAAGTAAAATGCTTCATTATCTATTTCAGTCAATATTTTATTAGTATATTCACTCCATCTAATAATAACCNCCTCCCTCACAAAAAAAAGACCTAGGGCGCAGTAACACGCCCTATAGGGACCTTTTTAAAATTCAACTCCTTCTGTGCTAGGCGTTAAATCATCAGATGTACCATTATCTTCTAAATCATAGCTAACATTCTGTATTGAGTTGCGATACATTTTGTAGAGTGCCATACCAAACTCTCTATCTTCTTTCGAAGTTGGCCCAGCAGGTGTTACAATGCATATATACCATTCATTACCTGCTTTAGCTTTTAATTTACTATCTAGCGTATAACCATAATTCCACATATTCTGCATTGTGACTTTTGCTAAACTATAAAGCTTACGACCTTCATTGTAGTTAGTCTTAGCGAAGCTTAGAATTATGGGCATTCTTTCACCAGCAAAGAATCCAAAAAAGTTAATATATTTTGTACAAGTAGGAACTGCTTCTTTACCCTGCTTAGTATTATCAAATTCACAACGCTTACAAGCAGAGCACATTAGAATTGTACCGTCGGATTGTGTGCCTATTTTGCCATCGCGGGATATACATAAAATACCGCCGCCTTCAGATCTGTCTTTCCACATAACATTGTTGTTAAACTTAAATACTGGAATAAATGTCTTACCATTCAATTTTTCTTTAGTTAAAGAGTTAATAATATCGCCTTCTTCAGCAATTTTATCCTTGCGTTCTGGGCTTAAAGATTGAATAACTTTAACACGTGGAATAATCATATCCTGTGCATCTTCATTCTCAAACCCTAATGGTAATGACTCCTGTATAGCTACCTCATTTGGAGTCTGCGCTTGCGCTACTAATGAAATATTTTCTTTAGACATGAACAAAATCCCCCTTACATAAAATTTTTCTTTATTAAATTATATTATAAAATTATGAAAAAGTAAATACTGCATTTTACGACGGAATTTATCTCTTATAAGGGTCTAAAAAATCTGCTCCAAGAGATGCCAATGTATCTGCTATTACATTAAGTGTAACAAAGTGTCTAAACAACTTACCCATAAGAACAAAACCATTGTTCTTAAATGACAAATCATTAACTATTTCAATAGTTTCAGGCTTGAATTCTTTTGCCTCGATTTTTTCTTTAACAGCTTTATAAAGTTTATAACCTGTATTATCTTGCCTAAGCAGCTTAAGTGCTGTAACTTTACCGAATGAAGCTAAATGGCCTTTAATATAATACGGAATTATTTCAATATCATTTTCTTCACACAGCTTCAATGCTTCTACTATACTTTCCCATATATCTCGATTCTTTACAGGAGTACCCCGAGCAGTAACCCAGCCTTTATTTATCCAATTTTTATACCATTCTTTTGTTAAAGCATTAAACAAATATTCAGAGTCTGTTATTAACTGAACGGACTCATCTATAATAAAGGCATATTCTATAGCAGAAAGCAATGCAAGTAATTCTCCTCGTTGATTAGAAGATTTATTTTCCATAAATACATTATAAAGAGTTTTTTCAATGGAGTTATCGTCGTTGAAATGAAGTACAAACATACTACTAGTAGATATACAATTTGGCTTACCGTTTCGACGACACGCTCCATCGATAGCTATAGATACCATTAAAAATCACCTCTATCTATAAAAATAATATCCTCTGGGTCCGCATAGAAAACTCTACCATCATCTAGCTCACAAATAACTACAGGGTAATGCTCTCTGCCAGCAGTTAGTTGAAATATCCCAAGTACATAACATTTTACCTCTTCTTCTGGTAAATTGAGCTTCGAAGCAGTATAGCAGTTAAGCTTTACCAAAGCTCTGCGGCGAGGCATTCTTATTTCCATGTTAAGTCCAGCCATTATTTATCACTCCTCCCTATTATTTTGTTATAACGTTCAACTGAGAAATGTACCGATTTACTGTACCAATCTAATAAATCTCTAGCACCTTTACTTCTGTTGCAAGAAGCACAGGCCGGTACAATATTATCCGGTGTATTACGACCGCCTTTTGATAGCGGTATTATATGGTCTTGCTCAAGCGCTTTGGTACTACCACAGTAGGCGCATGCATTGTTGTAGTACATAAGTATGCTTAGCCAATCACTTTCTGAAATTATACCTGAAGCATTTAAAGTTGCGCGTTTGTTATGATTTAATGAAAGCATCTTTAGTCTATACACTTCATCTAACTTATACNGCTGTCTACGCCTAATATTCCAAGATTTACGGTACTGTTCATCAGTACTATACCGTTCAGCATGTCTATTACGCATTTGTTCACAGTGTGCTTCTTTGTTGTTTTCATGATATTGTTTTGCGTTAGTAACAATGCGATTTTTAAAATCGCTATCAGTATTGTACCTCTGCTTAAATTTAGCAGAGACGCAGTACTTACATACACGTCTCGGTTTTCCACGACTTAAATGGTAGTCAGACAATGGTCTAATAATACCACATTCTTTACATACTCTTGTATCATTCATATTATTCTACCTCCCCAACATTCTTTACATACTCTTGTATTATTCATGTTCTTCATGCGTGAACCTGCGGAATATTGGACAGTTAAGTGACTTAGTACCTTGTTTATTAGTAGATTCTCCAAATGTGTCTATTTCTACATATTTGCCTATATACTTATCTGGGTTTTGCCATATAACTAATCGTTGGTCATCTGTAAAGCCTGAACCTATTCCCAATTTCTGCCCGTTATAATCTACTATTAATGCTCCGAGCATTCCTTCATACTTTCCTGTACCCTCTATCATATCTATTACTTTCAACGTATACTCTTCGGTGCGCTTCATTTTTAATAGATATTTTGAACGTTTTATTTCATAGGGTGCACTTGCTACGTTAAGCATAACTCCTTCGCCACCGCGTGCCCAAACCTCAGCAACTATTGGCTCAACTTCGGCCAAACATTTGACGAAGCCTAAAATAGGTACTGCTTTAATATATCTAAGTTGCCTATGCATGCCAAACATAGCTATGTATTTTGGCCATTGTTCATCATTTAACAATGCTATGCTATTATCCATAAAAGTAGCTCCTAATATCATCTTACGAACAAAAGCACTATCCTCTGATTTACCAGCATAGAATTCTTCTACTGGTAACATGTCGAAGATATTAAAAGTTAAGCCACGCTTTTCACCCTTCTTACTAGCCAATGCATTTGTGGCTTGTCGCTGAGCTATAGCATTGGTAAAGGTACCCTCAGCAAGTAGTTCTCCGTCATAAACTCTATTATCAGGTAAATATTCAGCTTCTTTTAGAATATCTACTAGGCCAGTATCTTCATGACCGCTACGGCTAAAAAATCTACACCTTCCTTTTTCTTTAATTAGTATACGTCGAATTCCATCAAGTTTCTCAGTGACTATACATGGCCAGTTTATTTGATACTCTGGCACTTGTTCTATTTTAGTACCTAGCATACATCCAACTGTGGGTATAAAACCGTTGCCATAAACTGTATTCAGTGTCTTTGCTGTTATACCTATTTGTAAATCCTGTGTTACAATAGCCTTTGCAACTTCCACGGTAAAGGGATAATCTGCGTATGTTTTCTTTACACTATCTATAAAACGTGCTACCATAATCAAATCTTCAGTGCTACCTGTATTATGCGTTTTTAGATATTGCATTATATCTTTATAAGATATAACTTCGTTAGCCTCAATTCCCATATCAAGTGCTTTTTGTAATTTTGCTTTAGATATTCCAGTTTTATTATATGGGTCATAAATAAAGCGTAAAATATCCTTTAAGCCTTCAACATTTTCATACTTCTTTAATAAATACTTCTTGTCGTTATACCCAGAAGTACATTGAATTAAACGGATAACTTGTGCTATTTCAATCATACATATATCCCTCCATTTTAGTTTTTATTTGATGCCTAACTGTTCGAAGTATAAAGCTAACATATGGCTGCGACACTCCAATGCGCCGCGCAATTTCTTTAGTTGTAATATTACAACGATGCTGTAGCCATTCTTTAACAATTGCTTTATGCTTTGGGTTTTGTAGGTTTTTATAAACGCTTTTAATTGTATGACGTAATACTGCATACAATTCTTTATTTAATAAGTAATCTTCAACATTATTAGAGCTTTCGAATACTTCTAAAAAATCATGCTGGATTCCATCTATATCTGTATACGCAATATTATCGTATGACACAGTTTCTATACGACTCTTTTTATTCAAGGTTCTAATATAAGAACCTAGTGCATTGTAGATGCAGCACATAGCATACGTGGAAAATTTATATCCTTTAGATTCATCGAATGTTTTAGCAGCAGTCCAAAGGGCTTCATAGCCTATGCTTTCCGCTTCAGGGTCGTCAAATAATTTAAGTCTAGCAATCTGCTTATAGACTAAACCTAAGTTATCTTTAATTATACTATTCATATCCATAGGCTATGATACCTCCTTAAAACTACAAAATTAATTTTCCACATATAGGGCAATACTTATGTGCCGCATCATGCTTTATATGGCATTTACAATATAATGCTTCATTTATTAAATTAGCTACATCTTTTACTGTTCTACATACGCCTCCTATAGCGCCAGCATTTTGCATTTCTTTAATAAATAGTTTTTGATGCGGTGTTGCAATACCTTTATCATTCTTTAGTTCCGCTACTACAAATCGGCCTTTAGCACAAATAAATATATCAGAATATCCTTTATGGTATCTATCGCAAATACGAAGCGCTTTTATACCATCGCGCTGCTGTGTCGCAAGCCATTTCATAACATTAGATAACAAGGTAGATTCATTACTATACATTTTATCCGATGGCTCCATTAACTTAACCTCCTGCTTTAAGGTGATTAAGTACTGCGTAACTTACTATACTTTTCCCTTGAAGTACTTCATACAATACCTCATCTATAGTATGTTTAGCTATTATAATATAATAATAGCAATGATGAGGCTGTATAGATTTATCTGCATAAATTCGGTCACATGATTGCTTAAATAGTTCATAAGACCAATTTAAACTAAAGTAAATACATATATGACAATTAGTTAAAGTGAGACCTTTATCTGCTGATGCTGGATTAACTACTAGATATTGTATCTTACCTTGCTTAAAATCTTTAATGGCTCTATTTTTCTCTTCCAGTGACGTCGCNCCATATACACATGCACATTTATCACTCAGCATTTCCTTAATAAGCTCAAATTCTTTATGATAATTAGCCCAGATTAAAACTTGCTCATCTTTCAACTCTTTTTGGTTTAGTAGCTCCTGTAACTTTTTAAATCTATAGTCACTTAGTAGATAACTTTCAGGTTTATTTGTACCATAAAGTTTATTTTCTTGAATAGCTTGTGTATTTATTATAAATCCAGAAGTTACTTGGTTCAACTTATTGAGTTTAGCTCCTATGCTTGGTGCTGTAATATGTATATTATCGCCTATTTCTA